CTACGAACAAGGCACCGAGAGCGTTAAATAAACCTTCAAATAGTTGGAAGATTTGTTCTAAGTCTTTTGCAATCGCTTCACCTATTATGGGGATTTCGCTTACGAGCCCTTGCAATACACCTTTGAAGAAGTTAGCAACTACTGCACCCGCGTCTGGTAATGCTGCAAGGAATGCGGCGACAAAGATACCTACAAACACACCTGCTTGTGTAACAAAGGACTTGAGATTCTCTGAAGTAAGTGTCATCGATTCCCCGAATAGGCTATCAAGCTCAGAGAGCAGAATAACAGCCAAGGACGCTACGACCCCGGGAACACCGAACAGTACAGCGGTAACGAAAGCACCTATACCGACAGACACCACTCTAAGTGCCTCTTCAGTAAGATTGCTCAGTGTATCTCCTATCGCAGAAGCAAAACTAACGACTTTATCTAAGGCGTTATCAAGCGCGTCGTCTACGGATTTACCGAATCGAGCTATATTTAAAGTACTGATAGGGGCACCTAGCGACTGCAACAGCGTAGCTGTAGCTACCAAGACTGCAGTTATAGGACTGAAAAAGAATAGTATAGTCTTCATTACGAAGATTACTTCCTCAGAAAGATCTTGGAAGTATTCTTTTACGGCTATAGCAAAATCCTTGATAGCATTTAAAGGCTTCTTTAAATGTACGGTGTAATCACCTACTCCGTCGATTAAATCGGGCCAAGTAGAATTACCCACTACATCATTATAAATATCGTAGAAAACACCCTTAACAGACTCTCCAAAATCTTCAACTTTGGATAACACGCCCTTTAGACCTGATACTGTTTTGTTAGATATATCTTCAGAAAAAGACTGTCGGAAGCCCTTGACTGCGTCACCCATGCCCTTGAAGGCTTTCACAATCTTGCTAACACCAAAGTCAGAAATTAAACGGGCACCTCTACTTGCCAAAGAATAAAGTTCTAAGCTAAGTACAAACGCTAAGTTAGCTAATGTAGAAAAAGCCATTCCTAGAAGTTCAAAGGGTAGCGCAAGCAAAGAGAATATAGCTAAGTCAGATAGCCCGAATACTAGGTTCCCTATAGCTGTGAAGAGATTACCTAATGTACCTAATACAGCACTTGATAAAAACGCAATACCCGAAATAAATGCTACATAAAAGTTAGAAAACAAACCAACAACAGTAACGAGTCCAAAAGCAAAGGCCTTCCCTACTTCCTTCATAAAGTCAAAAATGAAGCCTAATGCTTTCCCTATCTTCTTAGCGTAGTTGATTACACCGTCGATTAAATCGGGCCAAGTAGAATTACCTACTACTTCAATGTATAAGTCGTAGAACCCCTGACCCACAGCGGCAAGGAAGTCTTTTATGGGGGCGAAGGCATGACCAATAGTGCTTGCTACAAAGTTAATTCCGTTTGCTAATCGATGAAGGAAAATAGTTATCCCTTCAATTGAAGGTAACATTGAGGATAGCGTTAAGGCTAGGTTGTCAAACAAGTAAGTAGCAATCGCAACCGAGGGTAAAAACGATAGAGCGTCAGAGATAGACCGACCTAGAGTACCGAAGGAGGAAGCTATTGTTTTAAAGCCATCTCCTATGGGGCTTAGTCTCGCAGCGAAAGTGTCTAAAGTATGACTCATGTTAGCTAGGGTCTCAGCAAAAGGCCGAGCTGCGTCGTTTAGGAACTTCCCTATGCGTAGTAGCCTCTTGTTTAAGCGAGTAGAAGCACCTGTTACATTATCGATTTCTTTTATAAATCGACCTGCGCCAAGACTAAGCACTAACATGCCTTGCGCAAAAGTAGGTGCTATTCTACTAAATTCTTCGTCAATAAAGTCTGCTTGGGATGTTAACGATTCTACAATTACACCAGCAGTAAGTTTACCTTGTTCAGCATATGCCCGAAGGTCACCTATGGTGATACCCATACCCCTGGCTATAGCGGCGGCTACGGCAGGTGTCTGCTCCATTACGGAGTTCAGTTCTTGGCCTCTTAAGGCACCCGCAGCTAGTCCTTGACCTAATTGCACAATAGCTGAGGCAGCAGATTCAGCAGAGGCTCCAGAGACGGTGATAGCTTTGGAGATTGTCTCTGTTACTTTCAATACCGTTTTCTGTTCAACGCCAAGTCGTCTGGTAGCTCTGCCGATTCTGGAATAGAGATCGGCTAGCTGTTCTTGGCTGTTTCGTGTTCTTATCGCGATGTCGTTGATTTTTCGGAATGCGAATTCCTGCTCAACGAGCCCCTTGTTAGTAAGTGCGATTCGGGCTTCCAGTCTTTTATAAGAATCTGTTGTTCGAGTAAGTACAGTACCCGCAGCAAAAGCGGCTACGCCGACTGAGATCAGTGCGATAGTGCGCTGCAATCCCTTAGCTGCCGCTTGGGTAGATTTAGAGATACTGCCAACAGACTTGTTCAATCGAGCTAAGTCATCTCTAGCTTGTTTAGAATTACTTTGCACCTCAATTTGTAAAGCCATGTCATGATTTCCTGTAAAAACCCCTGATGGTTTTGTTATCTCTGTTTGTTAGAGGAACACCATCAGGGGTATGTTTGAGTAATGGACAACTTTTTAAAGCCCCCTTTCGTGTTGAGGTGTTGACTACGGGCATTTTAATAAACCGTAGAGGAGCCCTCAAACCGCTCCGCATTGAGATCCGTGATACACGGGGTGCCATTATGCGGCCTCAAGATACCCCCTTGTCGAGGGGCGTGTTATGTTAAATAGTTCTGACGAAAGAACCTCCCGTCTTAAAGTATTTAGACACAGTTCTCTCAATAAAACGCGGGGGCGCTTGAACTGAGGAGCCTGCGTTAAGGTCCTGGATGTAAGGGGTGCCGTTAGTTAAATACAAGGTTTCAATTCTTGTAGTAGATACAGGACCCAGGAGGGTAACAGGTTTACTTCCGGTAGAAGCATCAAAAACTTCTCTATTATTAGCAGTGAGAAGCCAGCTACCTCTAGCCCTTCCTTCATCTACAGGTGTAGTATATTGCAGATCAGCTACAGATTGGAAAGCAGCAATACGCTGTGCGTTATTAATAAGTTTTGTCGTTTCTTGATTAAGGTTTTTGAAGGTAGAGTCAATACCCTTAATGGACACATTAACACGTACTGCCATAGTTGTTAGCCTTTCTTGTTAGCTGATTCTAGTAAAGCACCAAAAACAGATTTACCTAATGATTGACGCATGACATCCTCATCTTTTCTGTCTTCCTGCCATTTCTGGAGAGCGAGTAGGGATGGGAATATTTCATGTCCAGCTTTCTTTACACCCTGAGCATTCATTAGCAGAGATGCCCGTTGGTCTTCTCGCCAGCCAATAGGTCTCGCTTGAAGGTACTCTGCCCACTTCCTTAATTCAGAAGCAGGCATTTCTTGTTCTATCTTGTAAACAGGGGTCCCGAGGTGAAAAGCGAGATCGAAGACCCACAGCTCTTGCTCGCTTAGGCGTTTCCCTCATCGTCCCCTACACCCATAATAGCTTCTGAGAGCTTAGTCAACTCAGATATAGGGAAGGAATCCATTTCTTCATCAGTCAGGTCTTCCGCATCTACAACAGCTAAACGGATAACTGTACGTAGTAGAGCTAATTGATCCTGCTCTGCTTCGGGGATTGCTTGCATCGCTTTAGTTTCTTTTTCTATAAGCTTCGCTTGTCCAACTGTAAGTGTTTTAATTTCTACGTCGCCATCCATGAATGGAACGGTTTTGGTTTGAGTTTTACCTAGGTGTTGTTTCATATCTATTAATCTCTTTTATAAAATAAGTTAGTATTGTGAGCTTGGAAATCGTCCAAGAGTTTATGCATTTTGTTTAGTACATCGAGGGTCTCGAAGATTTCAGTTCGCTTTTCTACATGGGCAGGGATGCTCTCATCAGAGAAGTCTTTGAAACGATCAAAAGTTTTACGACTGCTAAAGTCAATGTCTTTCTTCATGTT